ATTAAGATTGTAAGTGTTTGAAGATACGCTTTTCAAACCTCTTAATAAAGAAATCTAGACATTTATACGTAGTTTCTTAAGGACAGATGAGGATAAGCTGTAATTCAGCTTTATCAATCGAAGTCTGCCTCATCCTTCGGAAGCGGCTATTCAAGCGGCGTTGAAGAAACATCAAGAGAACTACTATAAAGATGTTGTTACAGATGACAAAACCATTCTATAAGCAAGATCCTACTTCCGGAATCTGTTCAAAATGAACGTTGGAAGAGTAGGACCATTTTCTGGGGGGGGTTCTTCTACCTCTGCTTGCTATGGAAAATCCACGAAAGAAGGTGGCATAAGGTAAGATTCATTCAAATTTTGTGGTGATGAGTAACAACTAGGTTTCAGGTCTGATATGAAGGAAGATTATAAGAATCGTGGTTTCGATGGAACGGACTCGGAAGTCCTTTCCATGGACGCTGCATTTCTTCACAATTGTATCAGGGAAATGTCAAATTTAACATCCAAAGGCGGTCCACCTGCAAAGGTGTTGGCGGTAACGGAAAGAGGGGGCAAGGCTCGGATAGTGACTAAATCACCGGGTGCTCTCGTTACACTTGGAAATTGGGTGTTAAAGCCAGTTTTGGACATACTCCGAAAAATACCTGAAACTAAACAGGTTCTATTTGGGGATCGCGAGAAGTCTATAAACGACTTATTCAATATGGATCAACCCGAAAATGAACGCATAAGGAGATAAGTTATCTCTGCAGATTTAACTGCTGCTTCAGATCGTATACCTTTAGATCTGGTAGCCACTCTGTGGTAGGAACTATCTCATGCACTGTGTCTAGATAAGTTGCAGCGTGAAATCGTTGCTTGGTGTATTGGCCCGTAAGACCTTGAATATGAATCAGCGGATTTAGAAGCATCTCCAGGTTTGTCAACCTGTGGGATCCTCATGGGTCTACCCTTAACATGGGTGAGTTTATCTTTCATTCATCTATTTTGGGGACACCAAGCAAAAGAGAACTATACCAAAGAATATCGTGACAGATAAGGCTTTACTTCTCGATAAGATTTCCGCCTATGTGGAGATGACCTAATAGGGCATTGGACCCCTGGTATGTATAGACATTATTAGGCTCTTGTAAAACGTAGTAATGGTTAATTCAGTGTCGGTAAGCATTATGTTTCCAATCATTATGCTATTTTCACGGAGATCATCCATAAGGTTTCTGTGAAGAAGACTCTTAGAACTGAATTAGTAAAAGGATATGGTGGATTTCCCTCTTTGTAAGGTGAAGGCGTTACAGCAAAAGCTGCCCCTCCAGGTATGCATTGGGTAACAAAGAGGAAGAACCATATCTACTCTAAAAAGCTTAACGTTTTCCCCATTAAGGCGTTAGTTGGAAGAGACTCTGTATAAGAAGAATCATTTGGTAAGAAAGTACTTCCATGGTGGGTCATTGTTGGACCTGCTGCTTATGAAATTTGGAGTTAAGGTAAGAAACGACCTATTGCAGAAATTCTTAGGAACACCTAACCAGGACTTGTTCGATTTGCCTGGTAGCATGGTCTTAAGCCGTTTCTTCCTCGAGCCCTCGGTGGATTTGGTTTACCACCTCTTCAGGGCGACCGTAGACAACATACTGCTGGGCACCTATCTATTTTTTATAGGGCTGCTTTAGCAAGTTGGAAATACCAGGATCGTTTACCTGGAAAAAGTCAGAAAAAGTCTACATATGGTCAAATATTAATTTCTAATCCGTGGGTAGAATCTGAATCAGAGCGTTAGCTTATTGCTAACTAGGCTAGCTTTTTCATCACTCCGGATTATAAACTTAGGGAAAATTAGCGTATTAAGAGCTCCAAAACTCCTAAATTTTCCAATAACGAACGGTGGTAATCTGTAGACGACTGGCGCGAAGGCCTGAATTAACAAGATGTCGTCTACATGTAGAATCTCACTGGCGTTGTGCCTAAGACCCAATACCGAGACTTGTGTCCCGCAAAGATTGCAAAATAGGTAAGAGAATGGCTATCTACTTGCCTCAATAAATTGCCAGGAATTATACCGAAAAATCGGATCCTGTCTAGTGGTGCTCCCTTATGGAAGGTCGCACTTAGAAATCAAGCTCGTTATTATATATATACTAAGATTTAACCTGTAACACGTCACTTTCTAACGTGTCTATCAAATTTTGTCCTGGCAGGTGGCGTACGGAATCCCTC